CTGATCCATCATCACCTCCAGCGCCTGGTTGAGTACCTGATATTGGATCAGGGTCACTTCTATTAGCTATCATATTTCTATTAGCCTCGGCTCTAAACTCGTTTAGTTGATAATCTTGCATCTCAGGAGTAGACATCAGTTGATTATATAAATCACGATCATTAGCTACAGCCGCTGCAAAGTTATCAAGTTCTTCTCCCTCAAGACCTTTTAGATTGCCAAAATATGTGGCTTGTTGAGCAGGACTGCTACCAAAAATCCCAGAAAATATATTTAAAAGCGGATTATATTGAGTGGCAAAGTTAGCACCTTTTTCAAAAATATTTTGTGGATCTTCATAAGGCAAAAACATATTGCTTTTTTTCATGCCTGGTTCAAAAACGTCCTGTGCAGTTTTGAATACTTTTCCACTAGGTGTTCCAAAATTTCTTAAAATACCCTCTTGACGTAGATCTCCTACAACATCTTCTAAAACATTGCTACCTGTTTTAATATTTGTCCCTAATCCCTGATCTATACCAACTCTTAACTTAACAATATCACTAGCATCAAGATTATATTTATCCATGAAGGCTTTGGTTTTTGTACCACCTGTAAATAATCCTGATTTATATGCATCTTTTAAATCATCAAGAAACTCAGTAGTTTGTGCTCCTTTTACCTCTTGCTGTTGTCTATTTTCATTTTGATTTTCTTTTTTACTTTCAAATTCTTTGCGTTTTTCTTTAAAATCTTTATTCTCACGCATTTCTTTCATTATTTTACCAATATCTTTTTGTCGATCAGAAGAGGACCTCTTAGGACCAGTATAACCTTGAAATCCTGTTGTTGGACGACCTCCACCTGTTTTTTTAGTATCAGTGCCTATCTCAGGTCTACCTCCAACATATAATCTTTGAATTTTTGTCATTACGGTCTCCTCCTTCCTGCAAAATACATGATGCCTTGTTTATTGATACTACCACCCTTTTTTGCAGTTGCAATGGCTCCATATAAGTCACCACTAGCCAGAGCTGCACGTTTAGCGGGAGAGAATGTTGTGCCTCCGCCCACGGGTCTGAAAGGACTGGATACATTACTTGCAACAAACTTGTTCTTTGGTTTGGTTATTAATTCGTTGGACATGTTACTAGACATTTGTTGATTGTCTACTGCCGCTGGTGCTGTCGCAGGAGCAGGATCTGTTGTTTGATCTTCTATCGAAGGTCCTGGTGCTTCAGGCTGAGAAGATCTGGTAAATTCATTTGTAAAGATATATTGCAGGACTTCTTCAGGATCATCTAAGTTAAGTCCTTTAATCTTTTCATTGTCTGGATCATCGTATATAAATCTTGCTAGTTTACTATAATTAGCTCTTCTAATTTTCATATCTATGGTGTCATCTACGGTTGTAACCATATATTTAAGAGCGTCTGGACTTGATAAAATTTTTGCTTGATGTTTTGCTAGTAAGGCAATACCAACTCCAGTTAGAGGACTCATGCCTCCTCCTGTTGCTAAGAATGCACCTGTAATACCAGATATACCTGCAAGACCCGCTCTACGTGCTACGAACTGAGATGTCTCTGCGATCTTATTAGCGTATCCTATTTCAGCAATCTTCAATAAATTCATTAAATCTTTAACTGCAGCTTTACCTCCTGCTTGTCCAAGAAGTTGTCCGTCTTTACCTAATGTGTTAGCATACAACTCAATCATAAATTGTTGACCTTGATCTGAATCTAATTTTAAAGCTTGTCTAAATCTTGCAGGATCAAAAACATTAACAGTAACAATATCTTTTGTATTAAAGCTAATGCCAAACTCACCACCACCAGTTAAATTAACTCTTTGTGTAAGGTCAGTTTTACCAAACTCAACCGCACCTGTTTTTCTATTGTAGGCGATAGGTTGACTTGATTTCTCCCATAAGTCTGATAAAAACGCTCTTGCTGAAACATTGTAAGGATCTTTACTAGGATTTCCTTTGTTTCTTGTTATAATTTCAGATAAGTCTTTAAGAGCCATTGCACTTGGATTTCTAAAGAAAGCATCAAAGACTGTGTTAGCTAATTGATCAGGATAGATATAACCTTCCATGGGAAGACTACCTTGCAAAAACATATTTTGATCAACTTGCTGAAACATTTTTGCAACGGGAGTTTTGTATGTATTAGCGCCAAAACCAAATATTTCATTTGCTCTTATTAGTGATTTTTTTACTAAAGCCATTTGTTCCATAATAACTGGATCGGCTTCACCACCTTGCCCTGTAATTACTCTCCACTCGTTGACGTCATTAAAACCTTGCTCCATAGCTTTTTTGAAATACCTAGCTTGTGTAGCCATGTCATCTACTTGTTTAACACCAAATTTAGATGAATACTCACCCCAAGCTTGATTAAATTGTTTTTGTAAAGCTCTAAATTGTGTAGCGTTTAAATAATCAGGTAAATTACCCATTGCTAAAAGTAAGTTTTCAAACTTAGATAAATCTTCAAATCCACCTAACTGACCTGGTTGACCAGGAATATAATTGTCTCCTGTTTGTAATTGAATTCTACCTCTACCCAACTCTTCTATGTAATTATTGGCTAATGCTTTTACTCTGAAAGTAGGTATATAACCTTGTTTTACAGACATACCATATTGATTAGTTCCTAATGGTATGGCATCGTCAAGAGCCTTAGCTTTAGCCGCAAAATCATCGTACATGAAAGCAGATATACCTGCAAACTTGTCAAATTTCTTTTGTGCCGCATCAGTTAACAAAGCACCTGCATCCATGACAGTAGCCATTGGTGCAAGTTCATTGAGACTCTCCATCACTCTTTTATCACTGTACCAAAGAATATTTGCACGATTAGCACGAAGATCTGTTCCAATCAAAGGGAACACACCTACTACCTTACCAAACCATTTTGCCCAAGATCTCTCTGTGACATTAGCAATACCAAAAGGTATTTTTTGCTCAATAGCTAGTTGTGCAAGATACTCTGCGTTTGTTCCTTTTTGTACACCATAGGTCCAACGTGTAAGACCTTTCATCATTTTGAAAACAGGATCTAACGCTGCGGCACCACCACTAAATATCATGGCGTTTCTAGCATGAATTAAATTTTCTACTCTTGGGTCATTAGATAGCTCTGGATCAGGTAGACCCTCTAGCTCCCTAATGATGGCATTGTAACCATCATAAGCTGTAGCTGCAGTGTAGGCACCCAGGCCAGCAGTTGTGGCTACTGTGCCAGAGGCAACTGGATTGTTTTTAGGGTCTGTTAATCCTTTTAGTAGTTTATTTCTATCTAAAAAATATAAAGGTAATAAACTTAAAAAATCACCTGCTATACTAACATTTTGTTTGTTCACTTCAGGATAAAATTTCATGGTAGTGTTTTGTAAACCCATAAAACTATCACCAAAATAGTTAAGAACTTCGTCTACACCTAATTCAAGATCTTCTCTGCCTTTACCTCCTATACCAAAAGTAAAATTTTTAGGTAAAAAAGTTGCCCAGTTTCTTTTATCGGCTTCTAATTTTTCTCTCCATGCTCTGTTTTTTTCACGTAAAGGATCTTCCACATATGCTCTAAACTGTTCTTGTTCCAATTGTGCTTGTTTTAATGCTTTTATTTCTGCAATTTGATCCTCACTGTAGGTTTCAACAGGTTGCTCAGAAATACCATTTTGTTTTCTTATGTTGTTAATTAGGTTCAATAACAACTTTTTATCATCTTCAAATTTCTGCGTCCCTACTTGATCTGGGTTTAAAAAATTATTGATATCGGGAACTTGTATTTTAATATCATTTTCACCAAAAATATTTACCAAAACATCTGCTGGTATACCAAATGTGTTTTGTATATCCATTGTAGGGTAACTTTGTTTTAAACTAAATACACCTTGTTCAGCCATTATTTGTTCTCCATCTTTTCTGGTTTACCTATAACTAAAGATACCACATTCTTACCCACTTCTTTTATTTCAGGTGGTATGACACTTGAAACTGCTCTTAAATCTCTCATTGTAATATCAGCTTGATTTTGTAAAAATGTTTTGTCTACCTTTTTAGTCCAGCCAAATTGACTTAATTCATATCCATCAGTGCTAATAGGGAACATTTCTTGATAAGGATCTACCCACACAAAATCAACTCCTTCTACTTCATCTCCAGAGCCTGGCACATTAGGAATGTTACTTAAATATTTTTTATAAGGTAGGTGATCTTTCAAGTCTTTAGGATCTGGATGTTGTAGAGTTGAATTACCTTGTTCATCAATAACTATTTTAGGTATATTACTCATTATCATTTCTCTTCTTATCTGTTCTCTTTCATCCATATCATTAGGTATGTCACCTGTTACGTCTAAAACTTCTTTTGCAAACTCATACATCATTGTTGCTAATCCAACGTAACCACCAACTTTACTAATTTTGCCAAACTTCGACAGTCTGTTAAAAGGTTTTTTACCTCCAAACTTATCGTAGTATTCGCCAGGGTGGTTCTTCTTTAACCATTGTTTATACTCTTCTTTTATAGGAGCGGTATATTTAGAATTGTACTCAAACTTAGAGGCTGGAGAGTCTGATCTTAAATATTTATCAACCATAATTAGTTAAGCTCCGAAGGTAAGGTTATATCCGTAAAAGTGTTTGTTTCAGAATCAAACACAGCTTTAGGCATATTTTGTGGATTTATTTCACCAGAAGTCACATAACCATCTGGAAACTGCCCTTTATTCATTTTATATAATACTTTCAAGTCATTATTAGCGAGTCTTAATTCTTCTCTTACTGTCGCTAACGCAGATATAATTGATTTTGAGTCAATTAAACCTGTAATTTTTAAACTTTCATAAGCTCTTGCGATGTCGTCTAAGTTCAAACGACCAGAATCTTTTCTTGCTCGAGCCAGAGCATAAGCAATACCATTAACACGCACTCTATTCTCTGCAAGTTCAGGTTTAAACTCACCCCAGAATTGTTGAGATGCTGGATCGTTAGGATCAAATATAGCATTTACGTCTGTAAATACTCCTGACCCTTCAGCAGTTTCAATTAGACCGTCTTTGAAAGTATTTTTAACATCTTTAATTGTTTCTTGAAATAAAGCTAATTGATCTTCGGCTGCAAATAAATCGGTCATCATACCCAGACCTCTTTGTTTCAAGTCTTGTAGTAAACCAGGGAAACCAGCTAATGAGGGATCTTCTAATAAGTTTGATATGACTCTATCAATACTGTTAATATTTCTATCGTAAAGCTGAATACTTGCAAACATTTCTGTTAAAGCTTTTCTTGGTAAGACATCTTCTGCGGTCATGGCTACTTTTTGATTGACTGTCAAGTCACCTAAACCTGTGCCTATTGTAGTCCATACAGGCTGACCGTTAGCTTGTAAAATAATATCACCATTACTGTCTAATGAAGGTATAAGGTAAGTACCATCCTTTAATTCTTTCATTTGCCAATTACCGTATTCACCTGTTGCTGGGTGTGTAAAACTACCCATAACAAAATCCTTAAACAGGTTAACAGGCTCTTGTTTTGGCACATATCTTTCTGTGTCCAAAGGTATATTTTTTGGATGATATACGAGTTTGTTATTGTTTTTTGTGTCCATGACTTCGATATAATCAATACTATCTGCTGGAACATGTACACTTGGATTTAGTTTTTGTGATTCTACATATTCTACCTTTTTAGTATTTAAGTTAATTACTTTTTTCCACTCCTTAGTCATATCTTTTTTATCTTTATATCGACTAGGCTCTGCTGCATTTGCTACTGCAAACTCCTCATATGTTGTAAAGAATTTGTTTTCTTTTAGTATGCTGTCATAAGCAACAAAAGGTTGAGTATAATCTTTAGCGACACTGTATTTTCTTTGATCTTCAGGTAGCTCTAAATCTTTTAAATATTGACCCAAAGTTATTTCTGTATTTAAGTTAGTTTCTTTGTCTGTTACCAATTTAAATGTTGAATCTAAGTTTAATTGATTAGCATTTTTTGATTTTGCTAGTTCTTGAAAAAATCCTAAGTTTGAAAACATAGCTTGACTCATAATATTAGCACGAGCAACAGCATCTTCTTGTTCTTTTGTTAGAGCATAAGCACTTCTTTGTGCTTCCACTTGTTTTTCAGCAGTTGAAATAGCAGCTTCTTCTTTTCTCGTTGCTCTTCTTGCTGCAGTAAACTCAGGTAATGTTTGTTGCACAGCTTGACCCAGCACATCTAATGCTCTGCCTCGACCTGTTAATAATCTTGCACCAAAGTTAATTAAAGATGATGCTACATCAGCTTCTTTTTGTTGTTCGATAGCCGCTCTTTCTGCACCGTAATCTGTAGTGTACAGTTTTGCAGCTTCTTGAGCATATTCTTCTGCTGTTTTTTGAGGGAAAAGTTCTAGTGCAAACTGATTTGCAATAGGTTGAAACTCATTTAGTCCCGCCACAATACCTGACATTTGGTCAGATATTAGAGGAGGTGCATTGTTTACTGTTTGAGTTATAGGTAAACCCGTCTCGTGATCAATATTAGGATCGCCACCGTGTTTAAGCCTAGCGACTTTCTTGAACATTTTTCTATCAAGTACGCTCATCTTATCCTACGGGATTACCTATATTTAATCCTTTGTATGCTCCGAGGCCCATGATCCCTAGTCCTGCAATCTGCATCAACGGACTAGTAGAAGGTTGTTGTTGAACTGCCATTTGTGAAGCAGGGGTACCTGTCAAAATACCAGAAGCAAAAGACAATCTTTGGAAAGGCTCTTGTGACGCTAACTGTTGTGTTGCTCTTTGTGCGTCTAACACATTTTGTCTTTGTTGCTGTTGTAAAGCACCTGCTTGTTGTAGTTGTCCAATATCTTGTGCCATCAATCCTTGTTGTAGTTGTCCCAGTCCAGCTTGTTGGCCACCAAGGGCTGCTAATTGCTGACCAACATTGAACTGTCTGCCTTGTTGTGCTTCAAAGGACTGTTGTGCTGTTTGCTGTGCTTGTTGGAAATTTCTTGATAAGTCTTCAAAGATACGTCTTGATTTAATATCTTGTAGATTTCTAGCCATCTCTGCACTTTGTATACCTTGACGTTCTGTGCCAAAGGCACCTACACCTACAGATTGTGCATCCATTTGTTGTTGTTGTAATTTTGCTTGTCTATCTAATTCTGCTAGAGCGTTTTGTGTAACGGCTTGTTGATAAGGGTCCATGTAGGCTTGTATGCCTTCTGCTGTAGGAGCGAACATTCTTGCAGCTCCTCTAGTTGCTGATATGCCCTCACCGATAGTTTGACCTGCTTGATCTAAGAAAGGTTGAAATGTTCCAATACCTTGCTGTGCCATCGCTACAGCTTGTTGTTGTGGAGCTGTAAGTCCTGCTACTTGAAAACCAGCAATCGGTTGTGGTACACCTGCTCTACCTAATTTTCTTGCTTGAAAGTCTGCATCGGATTCGCCTGGCTGTTGTACAGCATTAGGATCTCCAAATGTTGCAGTTAATAACTGTTTACCTCTTTCTTCAATATAAGGTGCCAGCCTATTATACGTGATTATTTCTTCAGCCATTACGCTATTCCTACCCCCCTCGATGAATCAGGATCTAAACTATTCATCAAATTATACATGACCCGTGGTCCACCAGCATTTTCTACTGCTTTCGCAGTCATTACAAACTCTCCATCACTCAGCATTGCAGGAACTAAATCATCCTTAGGTCCACCTGGTCCTGAGATTTGACCTTGTCTTCTTGGAAACTCTCCACCCATAGCATATTTATCCATATACTCCAAGTCCATTATACCACCATCAGCGGCTGTAGGAACACGATTACCGAACTGACCAAAATAAGTGTTTTCAGGATATAAGCTGTAGAATCCTGGGAATCTATCTTCCATACTACCTAAATCTTCGGGTTTTGATGCTTCATACAAAGCTGGTGCCGCTATAGATGCAAGATTTGCGTAAGCACCAAGTCCAGCTTTTGACTTTGGCGCTTCTTTAATTAAATCCATAGAAACAGCATCTTGATAAGTAACTTTTGAAGGGTCTACTCCTTGTGCTTCTAATATGGTTTTTTGTCCTTCGGTTAAAGTTTGACCAGCGGTTTCCTGTCCAAAACCTAAATTTTGTCCTAATTGATCAAAGAAAGGTTGATCAGATGTAAAGGCATATTGATCTGGTGAACCAAATAAATCTGCACCAGGTAAACCACTAGCATAACCAGCAGTGCCAAAAGCTCTACCTGCACCATATCCACCTAGACCACCAGCAATAACATCGCCAGCATCTCCACCAGTTAGTAAGGGTACACCTGCACCAATCAGTGCAGAGTAAACAGGTCCTGCACCCATGATACCAGCGATAGTACCAGCATATGGTGCAATGCTCTTGAGTGCTTTCTTAGCACCCTTAAAAATCTTTTTTAGAAAGAACTCAGGTTGTCCTGTAACAGGATTGATTGAATTAAACTCATTACCTACAATATATCTTTCAGGGTTAATACCCATGTCTAGCATTTGATTGAACAACATTGCTTTAAGTCTAGGATTAGAATCAAGAACTTCCATCGGCACAACAGTTTCACCTTCGGCAACGTGTGCGATGTATGCGTCCTCGTATCTACCTAAATCTGCAATTTTAGAAACCTCAGCTTGGAATGACTCTAAGCCTCTGGGTTCATATTGTTGCATGCTATAATCCATGTTTTAACTTGTTCCTCCGAATATATCCGGCATTTTATTTACTTTTATGGCGACATCTTTTTGTATGTCTTCTTCAGTTGTGTCGGTGGCAGGATCTTGAACGTCTTGATTTGCTTCTTCTTCAGTAGCGTAGACTTTTCCTGTTTTGGCGTGTTTGATAGTTGTCTCTGTTTCAACGTCTATCTTAGGGACACTTGTCCCAGCAACCACGATAGTATCTTTATTTATACCCATTTTTTAACCTCCTTGCAATGTTTATGTTATTTCTAAAACGCTGATAATTATGTGTAAATCATTGGCGTTTTGGGCTGTTGCTTTAATTATTTCTGACTCTTTTGCTACCAATGTACTAGTCAATATTTCAGCAGATGTTTTAGCCGCAATTGACTTGTCTTTCTCTAATGAGAACACAGCAGCAGCACTATCTGTCAATGTCAGAGTCAATGTACAAGCGTTAGACGCATCATCATTCGATACTCTTATTGACTTAATTATTGCTGTAGTAGCTGTTGGTACAGTATAAACTGTAGTAGCATTTGTTGTCGTCAGATCTACTTTGTAATTTGTATAAGTATTAGCCATTTATGATAAAAACCAGCTTATCCTTTCTTCATCATCACGTAATGTTTCAGGCGTGTAAGTATTGTTCAACAAAAATATCAACTGATCTAGTGTTTGTATCAGTGTGTTTTGTTGTACTTGATTATACTCTTTGGAAGCTTGAGGTAGTCTAGGTATCTGTATTTGTGCCATTAGGCGCCTCTCATTCCATCAGGTTTTATATCTAGTCGAAGTGTTCCATATCTCCAGTTGTCATCAACTGCATCACTGGCAACCCTAACGGCAACTTGTCGTCCTCTTATTCTTGTATCTTTTTTAGTTGTTGATGTTGTAATATCAAACGATCCGTGTGAAGTTTGTGTTCCCGTAGGATAAGGTCTAGTTTTAATTGTCAAGTCAACAGTTCCTGACTGTCCTTTGAAATCAGGTATGACTCTACTGATTGACATAAACTGATCACCGTCAGCGATGTCAACATCTCCTGATTCAATGTGAGCACTCATTGCACTGCCATCATCATTCGATCCACTCTCATGTAGATAAATAAAAGTTCTACCTGCTTTAAGTCCTGTAATAGTAGAAATGGTTGCGGTCGTATCCGATGCCTCAAACTCAGCAGCGTAAGGATTATCATAAGTGCCTCTATCTGCCCAGGCGCTTCTTGCTAATGTGCCCACATACCAAAGATTTTCTGCATAATTAAATACAACCATTCTATCGATTTGAGTAGAATTTAGTGACGGATAGAACCACATGACTTCATTGAAGTCAGTATTAGCTGCACAGAATATATCTTGTTTTGCATTTTGATTAAGATCATCAAATACATAGTCTTGCACAGTACAAGGTATCTTTTGCACGGCACCATCAAATAAGAAGAATGAGTCTGTGCCCATCCAAAAAGATACACCACCCACATCGACAGCAGCGTGTAAACCAATACAACCACAAGCAGAACCAAGCTGATTAAAACCAAAAGTCAGTGGCGGGCCAATAAACTGCATTTGATACAAGGCTGTATCTGTCCAGATAAGAACAGCACCTCTTGATCGCACTGCTGTTTGTATGACATTACCATCCACTAATCGCTTAGATCCTGCTGTGTTTGTTGCTGTTGGTGTCCAAACATTTTGATCGTCCTGACCAGACCATCGTAAAAACATATTATCTTGTGTTGAGCTATCGGCAATCGTAGTCTCTGTGCCAAAACAAATGACATGTCGATCATCACCTGATACTAACATAAATCTACTTTTTGTAGGTGCGTTAGATACATTGGTAGTTGAAGATCTATTTGATGACAATCCCCCTGATGTATCCCAATAGAATAATCCACCGTTAAACTGTAATGCTAAAACATCTTCACCCCAGTTATCAAGTGCCCACTTGGCTGACTCCAAAAGAACGCCCTGGCCACCTGTCAAACCTGATCGAGTAGAGTTCCATGTAGATGCTCCCCATGTACCTGCACCCCAACCATAACCAAATAACGATACCGCTGATCCTGTATTGATTTGATATGTTCCGTTGGCCGTGGCTCCTGTTGCATCAGAACTAGCCGCAGCTTTTGCCTCAATAGTAAATGTATTAGAATCAGGGACAGTAAGTATCTCAAACTCACCCTCTAAATTAGCAGCACTAATACCGCCTACCGCACCACTCACACTTGCTATGGTTACAAAGTCACCAATTAAAGCACCATGACTAGAGTCAGTAACTGTAACTGTAGTGCTACCATTTGTTGTTGCAAATTGTGTAATATTACCTGTGCCTGTAGCACGAATAGGAGTTATGTCAGCATAGTTATTTTCTGAATAAGCATAGAGTTTTTTATTAGTGCCATAGATAGCGTATTTAACACCATCAAGACCAGAGTAAGTTAAGATAGCTCTAGTTGCACCTACGAGTGCATCACTTGTAACTTTTTCCCAACCACCTATTTTTTCAGGTAATCCATATCGGAATCTAACATTATCACAATCTACCCAACGACCTTCTGCACCATACTCTGTATTTTGTTTATCTATACCAGGTGCTATTTGTAATTTTGTTAATGGCATACAATAATCCCTTAGTTAGTTGCATAGAATGGTATCCAGAAGTCTGTTCCGTTAATATTTACCCTTATGTGTCCTGTTAATGATCCTACACTTGTGTCAGTTGTAATACTTGATGATTGATCAGAATTACTAGTGCCGTCAAATCTAATGAACTCTTGATCGGCATCGCCTTGATCCAATGTTAATACAGCAATACCTGCTGATGAACTTGCTTGATCGATAGTAACAAACGCACTTGTCGGTGATGATGTGCCCATACCAATCTTGTCGGCAGAGCCATCAATAAAGAATGCGTGTGTTAAGGTATTTGTTTCTGCTCTAAAGTCTACAGAAGCACCTGATTCGTTGAAAGTAAAGTTACCACCATCTAAGTCTACGGTGCTAGTAACTTTCATACCACCCACAACATGAAGCTCAGTAGAAGGAGAGTTTGTTTTGATACCTACACGGTCATTACCTGCATCGGTAAAGAATAAGTTTGCGTCACCATTACCTTCGATTCTAAAATCTAAGTCTGCACTAGATTCATTAAAGACGAAAGTACCACCATCTAATGATGTGTTACCTGATACAGTCAGTGTTCCGTTGGCCGTGATATTTCCTGCATCGTTCAAGACATCAAACATCGTAGAACCGTCTGAGTATAAGATGTGCTTTGCACCTTGTACGAGTGTTGTGCCTGTTCCACCTGAGGGTTTAAAAGTTAAAGTGTTACCACTGTGTGTGGTTGCATCATCAACAATATACCATGTTTCTACTGCTTCACAGCTCATAACAGTATCACCTGTCAGTGTGCCTGTTAGTTTGATAATGGCATTACTTTGTTCATCGGTTGTTGATCCATCGGTTGTAGCTAAAGTATCATTGGTGCTAGCAATCGCTACAGATACATAACCTTTGATTGCTGATTCTACTTTTTGTAAATTGTTATTGGTAATATTACCCCAGGTTCCAGAGTTTTCACCTGTGGCTTGTAACTCTAGATTAAGGGAACTTGAATATGATGATGCCATGTTTTACTCCTAATCCGTTGAACCTGGCTCCACATCTACCCAGGTAATTGTTTGTGAGTCGTCTACTTCATTCCAAATAAAGAACGAAGGATCACCCACACTAAAATTAATAACATTTTGAAACGCCTCGCCAAAGGTGGTTTCTTCTCCTAATCCTATAGTAATTTGTCCAGCAGTGCTAGTGCTAACATTAGCAGAAGCAGCTACAGTCTCAGTTCCTATGGTAAAACTTGGTGCTCCAGCAGTAGAAGGAGATACAGAGGCACTTGCGGTTACACTTTCATCTCCTACATTAGCAGAGAACGATAAACCACTAACAAAAGGCGATCCTACGTTCTGTACACCACCCCCTCTAACTGAGGCTAATGCAAACTCTGTTAATGCTCCGTGACCTAACATTCTATCCTGCCGTTACTGGCACTCCTTTACTACTGACAAACGGATGTTCTGCAAATGCCATGTAGACATAATTATTTCCACTTGTATTATCATTATTTTCAGTATTTCTTATTTTAAATCCATTAGATAATAAATCTATTACAGTAGCACTATCGTTAGTGCTTTCAGCATTACTTAAATTAGGATGTAAAACTGTTCCATTTGAATTTGTTCCACCGCTTGTTGTTCTTTTATTA